CTAGCTCAATACTTGTACCCAAAGGTCATGCGCAAAGTAGCCTATCAAACCGCAAGCCGCTCCCAGACCTGTGATGGTTGTCGGGATTAGGAAGAAAATCCACACCCGATGTGATCTGCGTTCAAAGTCGACGTGGGCAGCATCGTATTGTGCTATCACGTGGGGGCCTTTCTGACCGGCCAAGATACGGTCCACTTTGCGCATGTGGAGCGCTCCCCAGCACATCTTGATTAGCTCCCAGCTAATGAAGAGAACTAGCGAAATAAGGATTAGCAGGCCGGTGATAGAGAATAGAAGGGTGGGCACCTTTTCTGAAAGCGTTGACCAAAAGGCGAAGAAGCCCGCATAGCCAGCGACAAGAATCAAGTTGGTGTAATTGAAGGCGGCGGCGATGTGCTTGTCATTTAGCTGCTGCGCAGCTTCGATTTGCTTGTCCAACTCGTACCGATTCTTGAAGGTCTGGAACTGGTCCATGTGCTGCCCAAGGTGGTTGATGCTGTCATTGACTTGCCGGGCCCATCGCTCCCAGTCCGTTTCGTACCTCACGCCGTCCTCTCCCCTGGTCGGTGGTTTGCTAATTTTAGTGGCGAAAACGATCTGTGGCTAACTGATGTGCTCGATCATTTCAGGTTCCGCTCGACACTTTTTCGACAGCAGTGGGTTGAATGCAAAAAGCCCCTGAAATTCACTAGGAAAATCAGGGGCTTATCGTTTGCGTTTGGTGGAGCCGGGGGGATTTGAACCAGCGTCTAGTCCAGTGTTTTCGCGGCCTCCAGGTCGGAAGCTGTCATAACGCTGTCATTCTGGTCGGGAACTCGGTTGGCATCCAGAGTGATGGTGTGTATAAATCGCACCTGAGCAGGATACGGTAGGCGCTTGACAGCATGGACCTGAGATGACCGACCACAATTTCACCAACACTACGATCACAGAAACAGTCGTTCTCTCCGAGCCGCTGAGTGGAAACTCTATCGCTTCTATACAGGCAATTTATCCTTTTACAGAAGCTGATTATGTGAGGCTGGATAGTCAGGGCAATGTAGTGAAAAACTGGGCGACGAGCTTTTTATTTATAGCTATTGGCTCGGCGGTCACTCTTCTCCAAAACGTCTATAAAGACGGCCTTAATACCCCGAATGATGTTGCGTCAGGGGATGTGATAGTGTTATCAATCTTATCTCTGGTTACTGCGTTATTGTTTGTTGTTAGCGCGTTTGTGCCCAATGAGAAGAAGAAGTTAATGAAGCGAATAGGGAAGTTTTTCAAAGATTCGGCAAGCCAGAATCATTTTATTAGGGGCGCAAAGTGATAACGAAAAGTAATCTTCCAAAAGGTTATATCCCTTATTCGAAGGTTAAACTTTGCAGCAATTTGCTCAGCGGCAGCACCTTCATTCTTTCGGTGGATGAAGTTCTGCCGCTCCTGGTTGGGAAAGGAAATAAGCCTCAAATTTGGATACAGGCTATTGCTGATGCGAATATGAAGACTTTTGTACCGATTGTAGAATCCTCCATCCCGCTGTTTCCGTTTGTCCGAGTCACCACTGAGTCTGGTGTCGTCCTCGTGTTTGTTAATGATCAAGTCATTATGTCCATTCGATCTGAGGTTGATGACGAAATTAATATTTTTCAGATGGACTTAAGGCCGATTGGGCTAAATATAGTCGGCGACGAAAAATCTCTTCGTTCCGGAGGCATGGAATTCAGCAACAGCACTTTTTCTGGGATGGGGACTTTTATGGGTTTTTCTTTGTAAGAGTTTCGGTAAAGTCCTGCATATCGATGGGCCGCCACATCACTTCTGCTTTTTCGCCCGCGTTGTAGTCAGCTGATGGCATCCAGCGACCGTATATGCGTGCAATCATGGTCCAGTCACTGTGCCCCATCTGCTGCGCCACCCACATCGGATGCTCACCAGCAGACAGCATCATCGAAGCGTAGGTGTGGCGCGTCTGGTACGGCCGGCGGTAGCGCACACCAGCCTTCTTCAGCGCATACACCCAGAGCGTCTTTCGAATCGGGCCGTCACCGGCCCAGCGCTCTCCCGTCCTCGGGTTCTGAAAGACTTCCTGGTTGGCCAGGTAGGTGAATGCCTTCTGCGCCTTCAGGGCTTCCAGCGCAGGGCCGAGCAGCTTGATGCTGCGCCGGCCGGAAGTGGTCTTCGTCACCTCCGCTTTTCCCTTGGCTGCTTGGGTCATGGCGCGAGTGACATGCGCCTCGCCGCGGAGCCAGTCAATATCACCCCACTCGAGGCCGACGAGTTCGCTGGTCCGCATCCCTGTCCAGAATGCGAACTGCACCAGGTTCCGCCCTTGACCATCGAGGGCGCTCAGGATCGCCTGCTGCTCTTCCGGCGAGAATGGGTCCACGTCGTCGACCTTGACCTCTCCCTTCCTTGCGTACGTCCAGCCGGCGAGGGGGTTGCTGTCGATCAGTTCCTCTTCCATCGCATCGCTGAGGGCCGAGCGTAGGCAGCTCTGGATATTGCTGAGCGTCTTGTTGCTCACATTCAGGGTGTCCAGCCAATCCTTGACGGCCTTCCGCTTCAGGTCGACCACCATGGCGGACCCTAGGGCCGGCACCAGACGAAGCTCTACAATCTTCCTGTAGCCCTCGAAGGTGCTGCTGGAGACGTGCTTGCGCTTCGACTCAAGCCATCGGCCAAGGAATCCCGCAACCGTCTCGCGTGACGCCTCAGGCGCAAACTTGGCGGCGCGCGGAGATCCAGGAAATGTCACCGAGTAGTCGAAGGTACCGGCGGCGATCGCATGTTCGATAGCCGCCTTGTGCTGCTCTGCTCGCTTCAGGTTAGTGGCGGTGGGCTTGAGCGAGATGCGCTCCCGGCACCTGACGCCGCGATACATGAACGTGATTTCGATACTCGAATCAGAGACCGCCCTGACTCCCCGCCCATCTCTACCCATGCTTCATACCCCTCTACATCAATAAGCGTCCGGCCATCCGGTGCTTTTTTCCATATCTCGCCGAGGCGCCAGATTCCGTCGCGGATCTTCGAGCGCACGGCGTCTTCGGTGTAGCCAGACTCGCTGGCGAATTTTTTAACAGTCAGGTAGCGCATTCCTGAGGCCTAGGCTTGAATGCAAGCCCCTCCCAGCGGCCGGATGGGCCGCGAATCTCGCAGCGCCGAACGTAGGCCCGGCGTTTCTTACTGTCGAACAGTGCCTGGCAGGCATCCATTTGCTCACCGTCGTTCGTCATTGCCAGCAGTCTGGCGCGGTCACCGCTGTTGACGAAGACAAAGCCGTCTTTGACCTTCCCGAATCCACTGGTCCGGTATAAGGCCCAGCGCGCCCCTGCTTTCTTGCCGCCCTTCGACCCTTCGGTCAGGTAGAACGCAAACTCTCCCCTCATCACGCGAAGCAGGGTTCTAGCCATGGCGACCCCCACCATCTTTCGCCACTACCGAATACGCTTCCGGCTTTCGCTCAACCGTGCGGGTCGATCCGTCCTGGCTGTGGACGGTGAGTGCCGGCCGCCGAATCTGCACCGTTCCATCTGGCGCCATCTCCTGCCGCGGGGCGCCGTAGAAAGGGCCGCCCGGGGCGAACGGATCGGGGATTGCCGACGGATTCTCAAGCAGGAACTTCTGGAACATGTTCTGGACCGCTGCGGTAAGGGGCCCCGTGTTCCCTCGGTTGGAGCGGCCGCTCTTGTGATCTGCGCTGTCCTCGAACTCCCCGCCAATCCAGAGCAGGCCGCCAACGACTCCGGCGTCGCCCGCGCAGACCTCGGCAGCCTCGGCACGGTGGGCATGATTCACCCCCAGGAGATCGCACAGGTCGTCGAACGACAGGGCCTGCTCGATCATTGCTGAGTTTCCGATAAGCCAAGCACCGCTCTCCTCCATGGCTTGTCTCGCAGCTCTGGTGCGATCCAGATATGCCGCTCGCTCGCGCTCAAGCGCCTGCTCGGTGAACGGCATGCCCTTGAGGAGCCGCCGACACACCTGGCGATACTCGGCGAAGCTGGTGTTGCGATCGGCGCACACCGCGCGGACGAACATCCGGAGGGCCGCCAAACGGACGCGCAGGTTACGGCGACTGTCGGCGTAGATATCGATCAGCCGGTGCAACGTTGCGCCCTTCATGACCGGTTCTCCTTGTTCGTGTCGCAGATCCGCAGGTCGACGCCGCAGGCCTGGACCAGTTCGGTCAACTCGCCGAGCTTGGTGTTGGGGTTCTGCATCGCCTGGCCCAGGCGGACCAACTGTTGGCCTAGGGTGGCGAGCGGGGTAGGGTGATACCCTGGTGGTGGTGGAATGTCGGAGCCTCTCATCACTGGCATACCTCCCAGATGAACAGGGTCTTGAACGGCTGGAGTGCGGCGCCGGCGGCAACAGTGGCCAGGCCAAACAGCGCGACGAGTGCGATGGCGGCCAGAGCCTTGCGCATGGTCATCGCTCACCTCCAGGCGCTGGGGCTGCGGCAAGGAGTCCGCGATAGACACATGCCAGGAAGTCGCGAACCGCACCCCGATCCGGGAAGTAGTACTCGGTATCCTCAACGAGATAGCCGTCCATTCCGTCCTCGCTGTCGCGGCGCGCGTCCAGCATTTCCGGGGTCGGCTCAAGCGGTACCAGCTTCCACCCCGACGGCACGTTGTGCTGACCCAGGGCGGTCTTCAGTTGATCCTCCAAGCGCTTGGCATAGCCGCGAATGCCTTGCACGGTCCAGCCACCATCGATGGCGTCTTGCGGCAGCCCTTCGCAGATGCGTTCGAACTGGCGCAGGAGCTCGACTTCGGCCAGGGCAGCATCTCGCTCTTTTTCGCAGCGCCCCCAGCCGTTCGTTGCGCTACCGAGCTTGAAGATCAGCTCGGTATTGCGCTCTCGCTGAGATTGAAGCTCCGCCTTCAGCGCCCCGACCTCGGCCAGGGCGACGTCGTGTTCTTCCAGCAGCTTTGCGCGCTCGGCGATGTACGCCATGACATCGGAACGAGATCTCCCGGCGGCTTCTTGCCAGTCTGCGACTTCCGCCTGCAGGCGCCTCAGCTCATTGACCACCACCTCGACGGCTTCAATCACTGGCACGCCGACATAGCCGTCCTCGATTTCCGCGCGATCAAGCCAGCGCACCAGAGTTTGGAGGCTTTCGGCCAGTTTGCTGTCGCCCGATCCCGGCGCGGGGTGGGGTCGCTCGCCGGCATTACCCGGTCCGGAAACAGGTTCACCGCCAGGATTGCCAGGCTCCGAACTCGCTCCAGCGCCACTCAATGCCGCCAGTGCGATCTGTCGCATGTTCGCCGCCGGCATGTTGTCCTGCTCGGGACAGGGGAACTCGGCGATGGTGCGGAGCGCCAGGTGTGCGTCCCCGTCAGCAAAGTGCGAGATAACCGCGCCTGCGCGCCCGATTGCTATGGGCATTCCATTCCGCAGGTATGGGCGTACCGAGTCGATATGCATGCCCATGCCTGAGCGGAGAACGATGGTGATGGGGCTCATGATCAGCGGCCTCCGACGGCGGTGGTCAACGCATCGAGGAGCGCCTGCTTTCGGCGCTGGCCATGCAGGTACTCGCGCAGGGCAACGACGATCAAGGAGTTCATGCTGCGCGAGTCTCGCTTGGCTTCGGCTTCCACCTCGGCCCTCAGTCCGTCCGGCAGTCGGACAACGAACTTGTCCATATCCCGGCTGGTGCTGGCCGACAGTTCGGTTACAACGGTTGCTCGTTTCATAGTTTCTCCAGGGCGAGCAAGGGCCCGCCGACATTTGTGGCTTTGCCAAAGTCGGGTGGGTTATGGGGAGGCTGTTACTGCAAGGTCTCGCCGTGCAGGCATTGCAACAGCGCTTCGAACCTGTCGACGTACAGGTGCACGGCGACCTCGCGCTGGTTGTTCGGGTTGGAGAGGTTCTTGCCGAAGGCCAGCCCTTTCTCAGTCAGCGCCCAGAACTCCCTCGTGCCGTTGCCCTTGCTGCTTGGGCGGCTTAGGCGCTCAACCAGCCCAGCCGCCTCCATGAGCTTGTAGACCTGGCGCGCGGATGCCTGGACTTCATGTGAGCGCAGCAGGTCGGAGAGGGCTGCGGTTACGTGGCTGGTGCCGTCCTGGTCAGGGCTATCCACCGTGTAGGCCGGGAGCAGATCGGCATGACCGACCTTCGCGCCGAGCCGCTGGTACATGCCGAGCGTTGCCGAGGGTGCGAGGTTCAGCGTGCGGCTCATCGACTCGATGATCTGGCATGCATCGGTGGTGAGGGCTGGCGCTTGCTGATGGCCGATGGAGTAGCTGCCGGTGCGGCGGATGCTGGGCAGCACATCGTGGGTCACCCAGCGCTTGAACGGCTTGGCCTCGGGCTTGTTGCTGCCGATGATGGACGAGTACAGCCCGGACTCGTTAATGGTGGTTACACCACGACCACCCGAGGCAGTACCCAAACCGGCGATTTGCCGGTTTGACTTTTCGTCCTCATCCAGACGCTTGGTCATCTCATAAGCGTCGGAATAGCCCAGGATCTCGGCTACCTCCATCGCGATGAACCAAGGCTCGCCGTTCTCGTCGACGAGCACCTGGAGGCGCTTGCTGTTGAAGTCGTATGGAATCAGGTTCATTTCGTTCTCCTTACTCTCGGTCGCGCATGCCAGGGGCCGTACGCGTGATCACGTCGAAGATCGATACGCCGGGCTGGCGCGGGTATGGCGTGGTGCTTGGTTGCTCCGGGTTGGCCTCCTGCCGCTCGTGCGCCTTGGCCCGCTCGAGCTCACTCTCGAGTAGATCGCGGACCACCTTCATCACGACAGGGGCGTCAACGGCGCTGACGTGAAGCTCGCCATAGCTGGTCGCGATGGTGAAGCCGCGAGCCATGTCGGGAACCTGCTTGGCTAGGGCGTATTCGATTTCGAGCTTGTCCATGACGATCTCCTTATGCGGTCAGCCAGGTTTCAGCCCGGCGCGCAGCCACTCGAAACTCAATCCGACGCTCCCCACCCCGACGGCTGCGCATCATGTGGTCGTCGTTGAGCAGTGGCTGACCGGCGACGAGGAAGGCGAGGGCGATCACGGCGGGCGAGATAAGCCCGCGGCGCATGGCTTCAGCTACCAGGGCGGCACGTCGGGTTACCCCGAGCTTGGTGGTCGCCGCCAAGACGCGCTTACCCACCGTGCCCGG